GAATGAGCGTATTTCTGAAATAAGGTCATCCAGTATTAAAATCGCGTCCATTCCTTTGACGGCGCAGATGTGCTCGGTGCGTTCTTCGGGCAGGGTGAATTCCAAAGTGGCCTTCATGCTTCGGCTTCTTCGTCTTCTTCGTCCTCAAATGGGAAGAGGAGTTCGGTGGTTTTTTCGGAGAGGGATTCGACGGCGTAGCGGTTGCCGAAGTGGGTTTCCATGTGAAAGGTTTCGCCGCCTTCCTCCCATGAAAAAACGACAAGCCCGCAGTCGAAATGGTCGGCGGCGAGTTGTCGGATTTTGTCGACGATTGCAGCGCGGTCTGCCGGTGCGGTGGCTTTGGGCTTGCGGCTCACGAAATTGGTGCGCCTGTCAAACGAGGTCAGGCGAGAATATCCACTTTCTCTGCGACTCGGCGGCGTAGGCTGGCGAGGAGTTCGCGCTCGGTCATGTTTTTTGACCAGGCGGGGCGGAATTGGTAGTGCGGCTCGTCGTTGAATTTCCAGCGGCCTCCCCATTCGAAGCCGAGGCTTTCGCCGAGGGGGCCGAGTTCGCGGTAGAGCGGGTGCGATCCGTGGTAGGTTTTGCCGTCTTTACTGAAGACTCCGAGGTCGATGGCGAGGCCGAAGTTGTGCATGGAATGGCCTGCGGGGGCTTTGGTGACGATCTTGCCGGGTGCGGTGCGGCCTTTGGCGTAGAGGGTGGCTTGCTCGTCGAAGCTGCGGAGGCCGCAGATGCACTTCACATCGAGGTTGCGCTGTGCGGCGAGGTTTTTGGCGGCGGCGACGAATGTGGCGGCGCGGTGGTGCAGGTCGGGGTGGAGCGTGGCCAGATTGCGCTCGCTGCGGTCGTCGAGGGTCATTTTTTTTTGCGAGGCTTCTGAGCCGGTGCGTTACTTCCGGTCACGGTTTTAGTCGCGGCCCCGTGTGTTGCCGCTCGGCGCTTTTTGCCAGTAGGACGAGGCCGTTTTGTAGCTGCGGCGCGCTGCCTGACGACTTCAGGCTTCTCAGAAAATCGAGACAGGAGGCGGCGGAGAAACTCGAAGAGGTGGAGTATCATTTCGAGGAAGTGGGCTTTGGCAAATCGTAGCAGAAGGTGCCGTAGTCGGTGCGCACGCAGACCTGCGCGTCTCCGAGGCTCTGGCATCCGGTCAGGAATGCCATGGCTGCGAATGCGAGCGAGATGATGATAAGGCCGAGGGCGATGTGTCCGGTTTTCATTTGGATTCAAGTTTGCGTTCGACTCTCTCGATCACGCTTTTTGCGGATGCGATGACGGAGAGCATTTCTTGGTTGGCGGTTTTGAGGTGCGCGACAAACTCGGCGGTCTGGGTGTCCATGCGGTCTTGCAGGCTGTCGAGGCGGCCGGTGAAGTAGCGAAACAAGACGCCGATCGCTGCGAGGCCGATTATGAGGAGAGCCACGAATAGCCAGCGGTCGCTTTGACCGCTGGCGTGAGTCGTGAGGGTGAGGAGTTCCTCAGTCATCTTAGCTGTTCGCCTGAGCGATGAGGTTGCCAACAATGGATGTCGTCGCGCAGTTTTGGAGGCGTTCTATTGGCAAGGCGTCTGTCTTAGCCTTTACCGCATCGAGCTTCGAGGATTCGGAGGCTGCGAGCCTGCTACTCACCGCGACATCGAGCTTCGTGCTGTTCGCGTCGAGTTCCTGCCTGATTTGGATTGCTGTCGGCGGCGTGCTTGGCGCTGTGTAGGCGCTGCCCGCAAGGCGGCTGGACACTGTGCTGTCGAGGTTGGCCAGTTTGGTGGAGTTGCTGTCCATCTCCTGGCGGATCTCGATGGCTGTCGGTCCGCTTGCGCTGGTCAGTGTGCGTGCTGAGTGCGACCAGATGTCGCTCGGCGTGACGCTGGCGGGCGCGTTGGTGAGGGTATCGACAACGCCACCTGTGATGACCTTGGCCGAAGCTCCCCAGACTGCGGTGGCGTTCTGAGCGGCTGTCGGTGCGGCTGTGGTGGGGATGCTGTCCAGCTTGCCTCCGCTGCGCTCAAGGTCGCTGCGGATTGCGGCGACGAGCGAGACTTCCGAGAGGTTCTGGTTGCCGATTGCGCCGACGATGGCGTTGAGCACGGCTTGGCCGTCGGCTTCGTTGAGGAGTGAACCTTCGACAGCGGCGGCGATCTCTGCTGCTGTTGGCACGGTTGGCGCGTTGGTCAATGTGGTGACCGTGGCGAGCGTTCCTGATGGCGAAAGCCTGCTGGATATGGTCGTGTCTATGCGTTCAAGCTCAGTTGCGAGTTCGGCGCGTATCGCGGCTGGCGTTAGCACTGCTGTGCCGGAAGTGTTGTCCACTGGCACACCAAACGCCACCGATGATGCGGCAGGCACGGCGCATGAGCCTGTTAGTGCTCCCGATGCGTAGCTCACGCCGCTGCGGACATTGCTGGCGGCTGGCATGGCGGCGTTTTGCGTTGCGTCGATGAGGGTCTTTGCGCCTGCGGTGTCGCAGTAGTTGAAGACGGCGACATTGGTGTTGGCTTTCTTTAGACGGATGCCTGTGCCTGTCGTGGGAGATTGGCCGAGCGAACCATATTCCAACTGCTCAATGGTGACAACGCCGAGAGCGGAATTTGCAATACCTGGAGCGGCGGTCAAACCGACGGAACCGGGTCCGAAACCATTTCCCACGGCGCGAGTCGCGGTGATGGAGCCAGTCGTTGTGTTAAATGCGCCCGGCGCGGTTGTCCCTCCGGTGCATATTCCAGAAATATTTATTGACGCTATTGGACTATTCCAAACGCCATAGTTAGTTGCACTGACGCTTCCTCCTACTACATTTCCAATAATATTAACTGTTGCACCAGCATTACTAATAAGAAAGCCAGTGCTTTGCCCTGCCGATGCGTTTCCACCTGTTACATTACCGGTGATGTTTAAAATTCCGGAGCTTGTAAGTTGCGCGCCATGAGCGGAAGCCCCAGTTCCCCCGGTTGCATTGCCGGCGATTGAGAGAGTGCCAGTAGATGCGTTGGTTGTTCCGAAGGCGCCAGTCACCGTGCCCCCAGTAATGTTGCCAACAATTATTGCGCTTGCAGGAGACGCGGCAGTAAATTGCACGCAGCTGCGCGATGTCGTTGTTGATTTATTTGTAACATTTGCGGTCAATGTCACTCCGTCGTTGAGAGTGAAAATCCCTGTGCCTGTGTTGCTTAATTCGTCACAGGTTGCATTGGCGGTGATGGTGATGGTGTGGCCTGTCGAGGCGCGAGCTTCGTCGCCAACCGTAGGCACAACGCCACCCACCCATGTTGCTCCCGCATTAAAATTGCCGGTTGCGGCAGATACGATGAGTGCCATGGCTTAGAGTCCTTTCGCGGTGATGTAGTTTTGGAGCGCGGTCTGGATCGCGGCGATGGCGGCTTGCTCGGCGGGGTCTGTGACCTCGCTCAAGCGCCCGCGCAGGATGCTCACAGCGGAGTCTGGCGCGGTGACCACCTCGCCCGCCTCGATGCGTGTAGGCGTGAGGAGCAGGTTGATACAAGCGTTCTGGCTGCCGTCACTCTCATACCGGCCCGTGATGGCGAGGTTGAGCGAATATTTCGGGAATTGGATTCCGTTGATTTCAATGGGGTTGGTAGCGTTCATGGTGTTTGGATTTTTGGGTTTAAGAAAATTGGAGGGATTGTTTAGAAGACCACGCGCCGGTGGCGGATTGCTCCGAGACGACATCGCCTGCGGAGTTGGTGGCAATTTTGTAGATGGTCCAGGCGGTGGAGTCCTCGGCGGGGCCGGAGGCGGGGTAGTCGTCCCACTCAAGGCGTCCGATGTAGAGGTTCGCTCCGTCCACGGCGTGGACGAGGATGGCGGGGATTTCGTTACGAGGGGTCGCTGTCAGTTGGATGACTGCGCCGGACTGAGGGTGGCGTCCGTAGATTTTGCGGTCTGCGTAGTTAATGCAGACCTCGCCAAGCGATAAATCCGCCGTGCTGGGGATGCGACCCGGCACGACGGTTTTTTTAGGCTTAATTGGAACTGGCATGAGTATGGACTCGGTAGATTTTGAAAGGCCGGTCGTCATGTATGGACACGAGGTTGACCGGCCCTGTGGGCCGTTTGCTTTAGAAGCTGCCGCCGTCGATCTCGGTCTCGAGAACGAGGATGCGGGCGCTTAGAGCGTTGTCGGCTGAGAGGCGTGTGCTGGCCTCTGAGCTGATGGCGGATTGGCGGGCGCTGGTCTCTGCGCTGATCGCGGCTGCGCGGGCTGTGGACTCGGCGCTGATCGCGGAGGCGTTTGAGGTAATGCTGCTCTCGGCGCTGGTGACGCGGCTGGTGAGAGCCGATGCTGCTGTCTCGATGTCCGAGATGTCGGAAGCAAGAGCGGCCTCGGCTGCTGTTGCGCGGTTGACCTCGTTTGTGAGGTTTGTGGAGGCGCTGGAAGCGAGGCTGGTGATTGCTCCGTTGAGCGAGGAATCTGCGGCCTCGAAGGCTGCGACCACTTCCGAAAGCGAATCAAGCGAGCCTTGCGTTGTGTTTGAAAGCACATTGTCGATCCGAGTTCCGAGGGCTGCTTCGGCGTTTTGCGCACGGGTGATCTCGTTTGCGAGGTTCGTGGAAATCGTGCCTTCTGCGGCCTGCGCACGGGTGACCTCGCTGGCGAGGTTTGTGGTGAGGGTGTTGTCAGCTGCGATGCGTGCGGCTTGCTCTGTGGCGACGATGCCGTCGGCGTAGCTGCTGGAGGCGTTGCCGCCGATGCCAATGATGCTGGTGGCGTTGCCGGATGCGTCGGCGCCACGTCCATAATACAAAATACCGTCTACCTCGTTAAACGCTAACTCTGAGGACTTTAAGACCCCAGGGGCTCCTGCGTTACCTGATTGGCGGCGGCGAATGCGAATTGGAACTGACATAATTTTTTTTGTGGTGTGGTGGTTGTGGTTGCGGTGTCCGGTGGTCGGACGGGCGTTATTTTGCCGCTCGAAAAATCCGTGTCTTCTGCGGGGCGTTCCGTGCGTTTTTCACCACGGAGAGCACGGAGGACACGAAGGGGGAGGACACAAAAAAACCCGCCCAATTGCGCATCGTGGAGAGGCGGGGCGGGTGTGATATTGGGCTAAGTTTTTTAGAAGAAACCGGCGTCGATCTCGCTGGTGGAGACGGCCCCGGCGACATAGGTGGCTGTCTCGCGGGTGTCCCAGACTGCGCTTGAGGCAACGCCTCGGCTCACGAGTTCGCCGCTCGGCGTGAAGACGCTGCGGGTGATCGTCCACGCCGGTTGATCCGTGCCGGTTCCTGCGCTGGCGCGACCGATCCAGTGCGTAAGGTGATCGTCGGAGACATCCGAAATGAATGAGAGCGAGCCGTAAACGAAGGCGGGGCCGCGCTCGCCTGCGTCTCCCTTCGGGCCGGGGGCTGGTGACGGGATGCCGAAATTGAGAACGGCGTTTTCCTGCGTGCCGACATTGGTGATCGTGGGCGTTGCGCCCGCTGGGAGCATGAAGACCGTGCCGACTGAGATGGTCGAGGAGAGGCCGCGAGGGAGGGCGAAATTGAGAACGGCATTTTGTGGCGTGCCGACATTTGAGACGGTGGCGGGTTGGTTGCCTGCCACGGTCTGCACTGCGCCAACGGCTATCGTGCCACCTGGGCCTTGCGCTCCGAGGGGGATTCCGAAATTGAGCACTGCATTGGTGGGGCTTCCGACATTGGTCACGGTGGGCGCTGTGCCAGTGGCGAGCTGCGTGACGCTGCCGATGGCGACCGTGCCCGCTGGTCCCTGCGCTCCGCTGCCGATGGGGAGTGCGATGCCGGGGGCGACGACGACTTGCGTATTCGGAACGAGTGTGAGGTCAACGACTGCCATGGTGTCAGGTGCGGGTTATGGCTCGCTCGATGTATGCGAAGCCTTCAAGGATTTTGCGGCTGTTGCCGTAGGGGTCGGTCAGGAAAATGTCGTATCTGGCGCGGGTGACAGGCAGGGCGCGGGTCTGCTCGTCCGATAGAACCACGCGCACCTTGCCGCTTGTGCGGGGAAGCGGGAATGTGACGGCAAAGTCGGCGAGGAGTGGTTTGTCCCAGTCTTCGCGCAGTTGGCCGGATGCGGTGAAGTCGGTCAGGTTGACTGGCAGTGCGTTTGACGCTGTGGAGTCTTTCAGCGTCACCTCAAAAAAGAATGACTCGCCGGCTGGAATGGTGATGTCGAAAGGCTGGCTCATGGCTGGGGTTCGGGCTGTGCCACCGGGGCGGCTGCGCCTGCGGGGACGAGCGGCACGATGTTGCGCTTTTTCATTTCGACCTCTTCACGCTCGATCTCGCTCCAGACATCTTCGGGGTCGCGGTTCGATGTCTCGCGGATGATCTCGCTGCGGGATTTGAGTTTTTGCGAGATGGCCTTTTCGTTTGCTGCCATTTCTGCGGATGGGTCGATCCATGCCCAGCGGCGGCCAGTGAAGGCGACTTGTTTGTATTTTTCGAGGCGGTCGAATTTGAGGGGCTTGCCAGCGATGAGGATTTTGTTGGCGAGGAGAGAGCGTTCCAACCAAGCCTCGTATATCGGCATGACGAAGCCGCTGATGAGCCATTCTTGCAGGCCCTTCCACACTTCGCGTTCGTCGAGTGCGCCTTGGCGGATCGATGAGAAATTGACGCTCGTGAGGTCGCTGGCGAGGTTGTTGTAGCTCACGCCGAGGCCGGATGAAATCGAGCGAAGCATGGCTTTGCAAAAGGGGTCAAATGCCTGATCGGGAAATTGCGGGGTGTATGGGATGAACTCTCGGTTTCCGATGTCCTCGAACTTGCCCGGCTCGGCGTCCATTTCGAGGATGTCGTCGCTGTCGCCGTCGAGGTTGCGGAAGAAGCCCATCTTGCTGGCGGACACACGGGCGTTGACCACGGCGGCGTCCTCGAAGCCTGCCAGCATGCGCATGCGCCAGAGGGCTGTGCGTGCCCACGGGAGGCCGCGCTTTTGGCCGACTCGCTCCGGGAGGAAACGATGGATGACCTGATCGGCGGGCACTCGCTGGAAGCTCTCGCCGTTGTGGTTCACATAGCCCATCATTTGCTCGTCGTAGTTGCGGAAATGGTAGGCCACCGGGCGTCCGTTCGGATTAAACTCGATGCCGTGTCGAATCACATTGCCGTTGTTCAGCTTTTCCCACTTCGTCGGGTTGAGCAAAACGGGGTCGATGAACTGCACGGCGAAGCCCCATTTGTTGAGGTCTTCGCCATATTTCTTGATGCAGATGACCTCGCCATCCATCGCGGCGGTGGTCACTGCGAGCCGTTCGCCATCGGCGCGGGAGAGTTGGCCGGTGATGTCGTAGTTGCCCCTTTTCGACCAATCGGCAAAGGCGTCCTCAATGGCGCTGCTGGCCACGGTGTCCATCGTTCCAGACGGGTCACGAATTTGGGCGTTGAATGTGAAGCCGGTCGGGCCTGCGATGTTATCGCGGGCCATTTGAAGGAATTTTTTGAGGTGATCGTTGTTCTCTGCCTGCTCACGGGAGCGAGCGACGATGCGGCTCCAGTATTGAAAAATCCATGCGTCAATCGTGGTCGGTGTGCCTGCCCATGTGGATTCCAGACGGCCAGCACCGGCGGCTTGTGGCATCCCGGCTGTGGCAAAGCTGCCGATGGTGTCGGAAAGAATGGACCGCGCCGACCAGAGGCGAGGCTGGTCGGCGCGGCTTGGCGCGGGCGTCTTCGTGGTGTTGCGGGAAAATATGTCGAGGAGGCCCATGGTTAGATGCGGACGGAAATGGATTGCCCGATGGAGGAGATGCCGGAGGAAAGTCGGGACTCGCGGGACAGCTCACGCCGCCAGAAGGAGAGGAGTTGCAGGAGTTCGGCGATGCTGTGGCGCTCCAGTTCGCGGTTGTTGATTTTGTAGCGTTTCGCCTCAAGCGTGGCACCGCCTGCGAGCATGGCTTGGATGTGCGCCACGGCGATCCGGGCCTGCGTGCGAACCTCAGCACCGGGGGCGAGGGTGGCTGCGGATTCGCGGATGAGGAGGTCGCCGGTTCCGACGAGGGCGCGGTGCGCGGCAACGGTTGCCCATGCCTCCCAGATGTAATGCCCTGGAATCCATCCGCTCGTATTTGCGGCGGCGGTGAATGTTCCTGCCGTGCCGGTTGCTGCGACATTGCGCGATTGCATTCCAGCAAATTGCACAAGGACGGTCGCGGCGGGGTCTGCCGATACCGTAACCTCGAATGTTTCGCCTGCCGTTATTGTCACCATGAATGCACGAAGGAAGCGCGGCGCGTGGTGCGCTTGCGTTTCGCGGCATTGTTGGCATCCGGTCTGGGGGTGTCTTCTGCGGGGAGTTCCGCAGGAGGGTGTGTCTCGACCTCTGCGGGCTTGGGCGTGGGCATGGTCTGCCGCCTCCTCAACGCTATCTTGTCAAACTGCGGGGCGCGGAGGACCAGGGCGGCGAATGCGTAAACTCGGCAATCGAGCGGTTCGTTTCGAGCGCCGGATGTCTTGTGCCACTCCAGCCGGGGGAATCCTTTCACAAATTTCGTCACGGCTTTTTCTGCGGTGAGTCCTCGGAAATACTCGGCGCTGCGTCCTTGCGGGAAATGGCAATATCCAGAGCCGGGTTCAGTGATTCGGAGGCGCTTGTAAACGATGGATTTCGCGGAATCGACTCCGACGATGTAGACATCGATGGGGCGTGTGGTTTTTTTTCCTGCCCTGCGGCGGGCGGGGTTTCCGACGATGGGCAAGCCGGGGCCGCCTTGGCCTTTAACGCCGTAAACTCGGTCTCCCTTGTGGCGTTTGACATAGCCGTAAACGGCTTGGGTGTTGCTGCCGCCGGTATCGATGCAGGTTGTTTCGATGACCATTTCGCCGCCTGCCTCCGAGGTCCAGCGTTTGCGAAGGTAGTCGGTGAGGTGCGTCCACGGGCTTCCTGCCGTTCCCTCCGGGATGTCGGGGTCGCCGAGAATGACATGATAGGCAACGCTCCAGCTTTCTTCGCCGCCTGCCCACGCCACGACTTCGACCTCGAGGCGGTCTTGCTGGGTGTCCACGCCTGCCGTGAGGATCAACCCACGCGCTGGGACATCCGCCTGCGGGTAGGGTTCGCAGCGTTCGATCAAGGCGTGCTCGCTGATGCGCTCGCCGCCCTCTTCCCATGTTTCGCCGAGGCTGGTGTTGATCCAGACTTGCAAGGTTGAGGGATCGTCTTTGGCGCGGCCATGCTCGATGGCGATGTCTGCGATGCTTCGCCAAGGGGAGTAAAGTTCGTTGAGGTGAAACCCCGCGATGCGGCTGGGCCCGGCGCTGGCCTGCCACCGACCACGGGAGACGGCTTGGTTTTTCTGCGCGTTGGTGATCGTGCCGTTGCAGGCGGGACACCGGAGGGTGGCGAGGTCGCGCCGTCCGTCCTGCCAGACCACATTGCCCCACCGCAGCGGGTGCTCGTGTTGGCAATGGGGGCAAGGCACGAGAAAATGCCGTTGGTCGGAAATCTCAAAAGCTCGCTCGATGCGGGAGAGACCCTTCACGGTCGGGGTCGAGACCATGACGACGCGCCGGTTCCAAAAGTTCTTTGTTCGGGCGATGGCGAGGTTTACCGGATCGCCCTCGCTCCCGGCGCTGGCGGGGTAGCGGTCCACCTCGTCCAGCAGGAGGATGCGGATCGGGCGAGAGGCGAGGCCGCTGGGGGCATTGGCTCCGACAAGCGTGACATGCCCGCCCGGAAAGCGTTTGTGCAAGATCGTGTTTCCGCTGTCGCGGGTCTTTGCCGGTCGCACCTTGGATCGGAGGCTGGGCGAGTCTCGGAACATTGGCGCGAGGCGGTCCTTGCTGAATGTCTCTGCCATGGCCTCGTCCGGCTGGACGAGCATGAGGGGCGAGGGGTCAAAGTCCACGAAGTATCCGATGCAGTTGAGAAGGATTTCCGTGTTGTGGGTGACGATGAAATCCTTTCCCGCAAGGTAAAGGTGG